TTATGCTGCCGGTTTGTATTCATGCTTGTAATACCATTCTAACAGATATACCCCATCGCCCCACGACAATTTGCCATCGGCAGCAACTTCGGCTACGAGTATGGCCAGGTTATGCAGAAAGGCGCTCTGTGGATCGCCTCCGATACCCTGCAGCACCTTTATGGCGCACGATGTAATATCCGCGGGATCGGTTAAACCGGCGCAACTGTCGGCCAGTTTAAGTTCGGCCAGGATAGCGGGCAGTTTGGCGCGAAGCAGGTCCTTCACCCTGTCGTCAATGTCGCCCGGGATGATGGCCGTTAAAACATCTGCCGCAGGCGAATCAGTGAATTTTTTGATATTCTCGGTTACCAATACACCTATTTTTATGGCGGTTTTTAGTTCGGAAGGGATACCTTCAAATAGTCTCTTTACTTCAGCCCAGATTTTTGATAGAAATGATTTTAAGCTCATGTTGTTTAGTTAATGATTTATGGAATTATTGATTTATTGAATGGTTGACTTGCAGTATGTAATTGAATTTTGATCAGTTTTTTTGGCGGAACGCAACTGTTCTTTCGCTTTTGATCTCATCTACCTGTTGCTGAAGAATTGAAACCTCACTTTCCAAAACTTTCAGCCGCAGATCGTTTACCCGTGCGTCAGCTTCCTGTTTTTGGCGGATGTCGTGAAGATCACTCCTTAGCTGGAAATAGGTTGTCATTACCGATGCTACGATACTGGCTGTGCTTACGACGGTAACGATGATGTTTTTGAGCGTGATGCCTTTGAGCTCACGGTGTTCGATGGTTGTCATGATGGGTAGTGATTAAGGATAACCTTACTTAAAGCTGATGTGGAAAAGAAGATGCTTATTAGATTTCGTTTTATATATTAGCCGTATGTTCAAAAGACTTCGCAACAGTTTTGCCTTTAGATTTCCTGTTTTGTTTTACAAAAATTTGTTAACTTATTTTTCGTCGGTCAACCCAATTAACAAACCTTTAGCATCATTTAATTATGTGATCTTGTGTGGGTCAAGGCATTACCCTTTTTTGAAGCAAGTGTTAGGATCAATCCAAAAGCATTTTGAATTAATTCCCCATCTCTATGTTTTTACTGATTTTGGATTTCCAGATAGCAAATTACTAGACATAAAAGCCATTTACCCCGCGGAAAAGTTGACAATAATCTCTGCGGAAGAATGTTTGCAGTATTATCAAAAAAAAGGTAACGCTCTTATAAAGGAATTTGCTTCTAAAAATCCTATGGGATTAAAAATGGCGGCGGTAATGCAGGTCTTGGATTTGGGATTGCCGGTGCTGTATACAGACACAGATGTTTTATGGTTAAAAAACCCAATCAATGATATCAATTCATTAATTGAAAACGAACTAAATATTAATATGTCTTTTGATTATCAAGCAGGCTATGACCTAAACTTAATTGAAAAAGCCAAATTAGACATAGTACTTAATCAGCCATATTATTGTGCTGGTATAATGCTTATTAATTATTTGACTGAAGATCAAAAAACGGCAATTAATGAAATTTTGCCAGTGGCTATTTTGGAGTCAGGTCATTTGACTGAACAAACTATATTTGCTTACTTACAAAAACTCACGGGCTTATCAAAGATGTCAGAAGAAAAATATCTGCTATTTTATTCAGATCAATTTGATATTAGGCCTTCTTTTCCACCAAGCGGTCTTGCTAGACATTATATCGGCCCTGTAAGGCATTTATTTTGGCGAGATGCTTTTTTTAACAATTAGCCACATAGTCATTTTCACTTGATGCAAGCGCCGAGAATTTTTAATCAAAATATTGAAATTCTAAGAGGGTTTGCTGCATTAATTGTCTTGATCAGCCACATAATATTTCATAATAATTATTTTAATCCTACTTACTTCCCGATATCTGGTTTACAGGGGTTCGATTCGCCGGCTCATTTCGCAGTGTTAATTTTTTTTCTATTGTCCGGATACGTTATTGGAATTAATCACAAAGAACCTTTAGTAGTATCGAGTATAGTTCTCTATTTAAAAAAAAGATTCGTTAGAATTTACCCAATTTATCTGGTAGCTATTATTTTGACTCTTTGCGTGGCTACTAATAAAATTCCTGTTCCAATAGTTTTTTCGAATTTAACGCTTACCCAAAATATAGCGTATCCGGTGATTTGGGAAAATAATCCAGCTTGGTCTTTAAACTATGAAGCCTTATTTTATTTATTATTCATCCCTATTTCTTATTTTAAAATCAAACCTGCTTTAGCTTTTTTTTTCTTTTTGATTATTGGCATTTTCAATACTTACTTCCCAGTAAGCCAAATAGTAAGCGCTTACTGTTTCGGGTATTGCTTTTGGTTGGCAGGCTTATATGTCGCGTGGAATTTAAACGGGCCTGTAAAACAACGTCATTTGTCCCCGATGTTATTTTATATTCTCGGCATAGGATACACGTTGCCATATCGCGGCTACATTATTTTATTATTAGAACGATTTAGATCTCCAATAATGTTAAATGGGAAGTTTTGGTCGCAAATAATTGTTAATGCAAATGACTTATTACTCCTCCCTTATTGCTTTTTTTGTGTTCTTTTTTTTGCAGGCAGAGATTTAAAGTATAAAAGAATTTTCTTTTTATTTCTACAGTTTTTACCAATTTATCTACTTTACGTATATGTTAAAAATGGCAATTTTGAAACGCGGTTTTATTTAGGAATTATTTTTTATGCAATAAGTATTATCGCTTTATTTATTAAATCGGATGAGTGGGTTATTAAAAAAATAGGGATGTGGTTAGGAAACATTTCTTACGGGATTTATATCATCCATTTTCCGCTTTTAATTTTATTTGGTCAATTAAGTTTTTTGGGGAATGGTCCATTTAGCTATGCAGCTAAAGTAATTCTCTATATTTCTTCAACTTTTCTTATATCATGGACTTTAGAGAAAAAATTACAGCCAAAAATCAAACGACTTTTCTTTAGACGCCTTGATCTGAAAATATCAAAATGATTTTAAAACGTAGTTGCCTGAGGCTGGATTCGTATCCATATTAAATGGCAATGCATGATGATTTAGTCCGCTAAAATCTCTAATGCCAAGGCGAAGATCGCTTCCATCTTGTAGAGCCGAAAAATCTAACATTTCGAATTTCTCGAATTTTAGCCAAACCAATAGACTTTCTGTCTCAAATGGATTATTTCCTATTCCTGCATTATAATTGGTGAGAAATTGTTCATTGGTTATGATTTTGTTATATAATCTAAACTCATCGATTGCCGCATTACTATTCTGGGTGGTATAAGTCCCTGGAGTAAAAAACTCAAATAATTGAATATTTGCTCCAGTTGATGAAAGTAGGTTTGATTTATTAATGTAACTGGGTATGGCGCTGGGGCTATAGAAAGAAGTGTCACCAGTCGCCATATTAAATGAGTGCGCTATAGCTCCTAGTCTTGTGTCGGACGATAAAGTATATGCTAATCCCGCACCTTGATCGGCTATATCAGAGCTAATTGTCAATGGAGAATTCGACCTTGAAATCATAATATTTTGTCCACCGACAGTTGCTAATCTAAATATCCCGCCTAAATCATTCACCGGGTCGGGAAATTTGACCCAGAATTCGACGGTGAACTGGTCGGGGATGGGTTTGCCTATCAGTCCTGGTACGGTCAGGTAATCGTCCACTCCGTCGGGAAATATGCCGTTATCAAACCCAAACGGTGCAGGCAGCGCCCTGCCGTGGCCCACGCCTTTGGGGCTTCGTATTTTGGGGTTTAAGCCGTTTCGTGATGCCATAATTATGCTGCGTATGATCCGCCCGATGTGGTTACGGTAATGGTTTCGCCTGATGAAAGTGCCGATAGCATAGCCATTTCCAGGTTCATGTTCAGGTTAAGGTCGATGAAAGGATTGCCGTCGCTGTCTATCTGCAGCCAGGGCAGGTTACCCCTGTTCAAGCCGGATACTATTGCAACAGACCCGTTAGTTCCGGCACCTGCCGGAACAGTGATAACACCCAGCGGTGCAATTTCGCCGCTGACGGAATTGTGCAACTGCAGCAAAACGTAGTGCTGCGTGGCCGCCGTAGACGAAACAGCCATGAAATTGATGCGGCTGGCCGGGTCGGCCGGGGCATAGATCTGTTTTGCGGTAGTACTGTCGGTATTGGTGAAGGATACCGGGCGCACACCGACGCCTTTTGTAAAGGCGACTATTTGATTATAATCAGACATGGGGGAATAATTATTGAATTATTGATTGGTTGAATTATTGAATTTCAGTCCGCGGACTTCGGAAGACGGTTAAGAATAATTAGTTTTCTTAAATATTTTGAGGATGACGTTATCCTGGTTAAGGGCAGCCACGTTTTCGGAAACCTCGTTAATGGCGCCTACCAGGTTGTTTTTGTTACCGGTAAGCAACGCGGTTTTATCGCCAACCACATCCACAAAAACTGCCTGGGTAACATAGTCGGCGCCGGGCGCCCCGCTTACCGAACTGCCGGTGGGTGTTACAAGCGCAAACCCTATCTCGATGGAATTGGCAGGCAATGATGGTTTTACCGGGTTAGGCGAGGCTGTTCCGGTAAGCGCCGAAACGGTGTTTGCATCATCGGCATATATCAGGTCTATGCGGGCATCGGTAATATCAGCGGTATCCAGCGTAAGGCTGGTGGCGGATGTGGTTTGATAGCTTACGCCGGCAATGCGCCACTGCCCCGCTGTTACGCTTACCGATAAATCGGTGATAGAAACGCTGAGCCCTGTTATGATGCCATCCGGAGCTATTGCACCGGTTGCCGGCGGGTCTATCCATTCAGTATCAAAGTCGGCGCCGCTTTGCTTGGATAGTACCTGTCCTGCAGTGCCGCCTGTAGCTACTCCAGGTCCGGCGGAACCCGCGTCGCCGGCAGGACCGTCATCACCTGTGTCTCCCTTCGGGCCGGCAGGACCCGTGGCGCCATCTGCGCCAACCATACTTACGCCTGCCGGCCAAACGCCCCCGGCTTTTGGGCCGAAGAATGTGAAGGTATTGGTATTGATATAGAAATCGCCATCGGTACCGGTTGACAGGTTAGAAGGATTGGTTGTGCCATGCAGCACAGTTTTACCATCGGCACCGTTTGTGCCATTGGCGCCATTTGTTCCGGGAGGGCCCTGCGGGCCCGTTTGCATGGAAAATACCTGGCTCCACGCACCACCTGTTTTTTGGTAAAAGATACCCGTGCCGGTGTTAATATAGGTATCGTTATTACTGCCGCTCGATGATGAAGGTACGCCTAAACCGTACAATACGGTGCCATCGGCCGTGCCGCCTGAAGCAGGCAGGGCATAAGCTACCGCCCAGGCGCCGGAAACTTTTTGTGCAAAACTGCCTGCCGAAGTATTAACAAATACATCGCCGTTTTTGCCAACCGTATTTTGCGGCAGGGTGCCACCAAAAGAAACGTGCGCGCCCATATCCAGGTTGGAGCCAATAAATTCCAGCAAGGTTGATAAGGCGTACTGGTAATCGCTGCCCCCGCTAACCAGTACTGAAAGATCGGACCCGCTGAGGGTTGATGCTACCGGTAATTCGCTTATTTTTTTATCTGTCGGCATTAATTTAATAATTGGTCGAGTGGTAAATAATTGCCGGCGTAATCATCGCCGGGATAGTTGAAGGCAGTTTTATCTACGCTGCGAATGCGCGGCCCTGCCTGACGGCTGCCCCTGTTTTTGGGGTTGTAATTCCATAAAGGGAAGTCGGCCTTGTTGTCGCGCAGAAATTTCTCCACCTCGTTGGCATGGGCGTTGGCTACGCTTCGGTGCTGCTGAACCAGTTTGGCTACATCCTGCGGTGAAAGGGCATCGGCGTTATCATGGTGTTTGATCACCGGCCCTGTGGCTGTATAATGTACCGCATCGGCTTCGATAAAACGGGCAAAGGTGAAATATACCAGCATGGGCAGGATGCCTTCATACAGGATAACGTGGCCGTAGCGGTCGAGATATTCGCTGCCGTTCAGCAGGTCCTTATAAGGTTGCGGCGTTTCGTCCTTCAGCGAGCCGTCGGTATTGAAATACTGGATAAAGTCATAATAAAGCGCGTGGCCCAGAAATGGTTTCAGGTCGAGTTCCTGCGCTTTTTTGACAAAGAATTTGATCCGGTCGGACTTAACGTTTACGGACAGGTCCTCATAATTTTGGAATGTGATCTGGTCGATCAGGTATGGCGTGTTCATTGTATGTTAGTTAATGGTTGATGGATCATAGTTCATAGCAGACAGATGGTTCACAACCTGATTTGCTATGAACCCAGCCTGCGGCAGGCTGGCATGAGCTATCGGCTATTTGCTAGCCGCCATCGCTTCCGCTTCGGTTTGTTTAAAGCCGTAGGCGTGTACCAGGGTGGCAATCTTGCTGGCCGGTGGCATGTTGGACAGCAATAATTGATTGATGCTATTGCCTGCGGTCATTCCCGCGTTATCATCCGCGACGGTTGTTGGAACGGGTTGAATGGCCCAGTTTCCTGAGGGGTTTAGGCTGATATAAAAATTGCCAAATATTTCCGCAAAGGCTTCAGATAGTTCCAGCCTGTCAGGGGCGGTGTTATCGTTAAATTCCCGAATGGCCTCCTTCTTTTCGCCGCCGTTACTTAGCCCGGATGACCTTTCAGCGTTGATCAGCTCCTTGGGTATGGAAAAGCCTTTTATAATACGAGCTTCGACTGATCTTTCGGTAGTTTCAAAAAGCTTATCGTTGTTTTGGATAGAATAAGGCTGAAACTGCGGTTTGGAGTTTTCATCATCATACTCTATTACGATGATCTTTTGAGCGCTTTTCGCTCCCTGGAAAATCCCCAGGTCGCGCTCCAGTTGGGATGGTATATTGGAGTAATGCTGCTCGTCGCTGTCCGGCCTGCTGTTATCAGCTTCTTCCCGGCGGCTTTGCATAAAAAGCATCGTCGAAGGAAGGAATCCGGTTGTCACCTCGCGGTTGTTGAATATCTTGATGCCGGCTTCGGTCTCAAAATCTTCCCAAACGCTGTCAGCTTCTATCAGCGGGTAATCACCAACTTCGGGATTGAAATAATATAGCTGGCCCTTGTACTTTTCCCAACCGCCCGCATCAATTACCTGTTGCTTAATTGCGGCAGGGTCTGGGTTGTACTTATCCAAAAAAATGATCTTGCTGCGCGTGATGTTTTTCCAGGTTTTGCGGCCCCAATCCGGATAAAGCGCAAATTTGCCGGCAGTATCCGGGCTGTCCGTATCGCCCAGGCGGATGTCCTCGAACCTGACATAATTAACTGATGCAACCCTGTAGTTAGCATTATAATTGATATGGATGCCGAACCCGGTAAACAGCGCCTTATCGGTTGCTATAGCTTTCAGTAATTTTGCTAATGTGAGTCCGTGGGCATTAATTATTTGTTTGCCCAATTCCTCGTGTTCAAAACCATTGCCACCTATGAATTTTGCCCTTTTGTTCCAGCAGTCTTTTGCCGTTGGCGATGATGATACCAGTTCGAGCATGCGCTGCGGGTAGGCATTATCCATATCATAGTTTAGTATTCCGAAGGTTTGGTTAGGACGTACTAAAATGCGGCGTTCAATTTGTGGCAGATAGGTCTTCATTATTATTTTCTTTGGTTACACCGGTTTCTTTTTGGCTGATTTCACCGATTTGGTTGTTTGTGATTACACCGATTTCTGCCGGTGATTTCACCGATTCAGAGGGTGGGTTACCTTGTGCGGTTGATGATTGGAAAGGCTGACGGCACCGGATAAACAGGCTTTTGATGTGAGGATATCTATCCAGGTACCATTCGGCTTCAGCATCGGTCAGGTTTTCGTCGGTATGTACCGCAGGTGATTTTGGCGCGAACTGGTGTTTGCCAGGTTTAAGAATGTATTTCTTTTTGTTAGTCATTGGTCATTAGTCATTTGGTCATTGATTTTTGTTTTTTAATTGATCATTAGCCCTTTAATGACTAATGACCTTTTGACTAATGATTATGCTACCAGTGCTTCCAGGGCCGCAATAGTGCTGGTATAAGTAGCCGAACCGCTTTCAGGTGCGATAGAGACCGCGCGCGGGGGATAGGGCTCCCTCAGTTTATCAGGATTGGTTAATTTTAATTTGTACCCGCCGTCCAGCGTTTCGTCAGCTGCATTGCGCTCAGCATCGGTAAGGATCAGGCCGTTTACGGCGCCGAACAGTTCGACCGCCGAATCGCTGGAATTATAGTTATTGATCGCGATCGCTCTTACGCGACCGTATCCCATGGCCATCAGTTGCGCTTTGATATCGACAGAGAAACCGGCGATATTAAAGTCGATCTCCTCGGTGTAACGCGGGCCAACCTGTGTTTTTGCCAGTTTCGACATGGTGTTGAAGCTGTTGTTAGTGCCTTCGAACTTGTAAACTTTGGCGCTGCTTACAGCAGTGAGGCTTGTGATGATAAGGGGATTGGTGGGATCGTAAGTTAGGGTGATATCATCCTGGTTAAAGATGTAAATAACATCCTCGATGCCCGCAGTAACAGGACTGCCGGTGCCCAGGCTGAAGCCTGCGGCTATTTTATTGTAGATTGACATGGATTGATTGTTGATTTAAATAATTATTGAATTATTGATTGTTTGGTTATCGAATTATTGGATTATGAATCGTTTGAATTCAATAAATCAATAAGTCAATAACTCAGTTATTGCGCTTATGCGCTCAGGTAGAATATCTCGTTGGCAAATTTGAAGTTTACGGCTGCTTTCATGCGGGCTTTCATGCGTACGACATCGTCGTTGGTGTAAGGCTTCATGTATACAGTCGAGAGTTCTGAAGCATCGCCTAAAAGATCGACACCAAGGAATAAGTTTGACGAGCGGGCGCCAAGAATGGTGTTAGCCTGCCAGTGATTCATTAATTGTAACGGTACGCCCAGGTAATCCATCTTTTTAGGATCGGTGAAAGCATTTAGCACGTTGGTGGCTTTGTTGGCCTGAGCTTGTGCATAAGCATAGCCTACGTGGAAAGGTATCTGCAGGTTGAAATCTTCCTGGCTGCGGTCGGCAGGATCGAGCTGCGAGTAAACGCCACTTAATACACCCAAAACGTTGCTGGCATTGATATAGCTTACCGTCGCCGCAGTTGATGTACCGGTAAAGGTTGCAGGCTTGCGTGTATTTACTTCGTTATAATTCCGCACCAATTTGAAGGTAGTTCCACCTAATACCTGGATGAAGTATGATTGTCCCTGCACATCAGGCGCGCCGCTTGAACCGTTGGTGGTGTCTTTGCTGGTGCCGGTTACGGCAGTGATGGACACCACATCGCCGTCGGATAGGGTAGTCGTGTCGGACACGGTGACTACGCCTGAAGCGCTGATAGCAGTTGCCGCCATAGATGTTGCTGCTTTGCCCAGGCCAACTTTATAAACGCCGGACGCTGCAGATATTGTTGGGAGCAGACCCGTAAACGATGCTGTGAAGGCAGCTTCTTTGGTGGCCGATTTGCCCAGCCAGTATAGGCGCTCGTTGGCGATCTGTATCTTGGTCAGGTATCGCTGAACCATAAAATCAGACAGGTCGACAACGCCTTCATAGTCCATAAAGGCACCTGGTTTTAAACTTTGGGCCTCCCATGATTGAACGAGTTTGTCCCATTGTTCCTGCTTCATAAATTCGTACACTACCGGGTCCAGGTAGCTTTCGTTTTGTAAGGCGGTAGTGCCCTGGTCGGCAAATATGCCGGAAGGGTCCTGAAGAACTACGTCGTCGTCGACGTCAAGAATTACCTTGCGCGATTTGATGTCGTTAATAACAGTCAGCAGGCCACGTTTCACCGAATCGGCTTCGAGGAGCGTGCTGGCCATAAACCCGGCCAGCGCTTCGCCGGCATAAGTGTTGTTTGTAAATGTAAATTGAGCCATGTTTTGTTTGTTGTAATGTTGGAAAGTTTTAAAGTTGAATGTTAGATTGTCTAAGGTTGAAACGAGGAAGCATGCGCTTTACAGCATTGCAACCTTACAACGGTTCAACTATTTAGAGATCGCTTTTTTAACTGCGTTTTTTGCAAGCGTAGTTTGCGGGGCGAAAAACGGGGTTGTTTCGGTTTTTGCTTTGCTGCTGCGGCGTGAGCTTTCGGGTGAGAAATCGGAACGGATCTCGTTTTTCACTTCTTCGCGCGTTTTATCAAGGCGCATATTTGCTGCTTCCAGCGCGGCCTTTGCCTCTGCAAGTAGGGCGTTTTGGGCGTGCAGTTTTGCTTTGATCGCCCTGACCCTGTTTTGCACATCAGTTTTCTTTTTTGAACCGAAAAGGCTTTCGGGCAGGTCGTCATCATCGTCGTCGGCACCAGGATCGACAGTAGGCGGGTCCATCTTCTGTACCGTCCCGCTTTTTACGGTAAGCTTTTGACCGGAGGGTGTAGTGTAGCAGTCGCTTGCTGCTGGGATGCTCATGTCTTCGTCCTGATAAACTTCAGCGCCTTTGTCCAGTTCGCCGGCGTGGTGTAATGTGCCTTTGTCGGTAATGGTTTGTTTGTTGACAACCTTCTTAAAGAAGTTCATAATCTTATCGAGGACAGACGTTGTCCTTTCGATAAGTTCCTTGTTTTCAATGTTCATGTTCGTATTTATGTTTAAGATATTGTTAATGCAGCGTTGATAGATAGCAGGGGCGGTGCTTGTGTACTTTTTGATAATGGCGCTATTTATGACGGGTTCCTGGTAATTTTCAACCAGGTCGATAAAACCAAGGTCAAGGGCCTGGTCGGCTGTCATCCAGGTGACGGAGTTTATTAAGCTGTTTATAGTGACTTCGTCCAACCGGGTTTTATCCATATATATCTGGGCCAGGCGCGATTGTACCACATTCAGCATTTGCACATCTTTAAGTAATTCGTCGGCGTTACCTCCCGAGCCGACCATCGGTTTATGTATCATTAACAAGGCATATTTACTCATGATGATATTTTCGCCTGCCATAGCGACAATGGAAGCTGCGGAGGCGGCAAGCGCGTCGATATAAGTAGTAACATTGCCGGGATATTTTTTTAGCAAATCGTATATGGCAATGGCATCAAAAGCGCTGCCGCCTGCCGAGCTGATATGCACTTCCACATCCTGCCCGGCTGCTGCTTCCAACTGGTTTTGTATTTCAACTAATGATAAGGTTCCGGATCCGATGCAGTCGGTATCGGTATCGTATAGATAGATTTTGTAGCTCATGTTTTTGTTGATTGCACCGATTGTAATATTGATCACACCGATGGATTTGTATTGATTTTTGGTGGGTATTATATCCCGGGGTCAGGAAGATTTTTGGACTCGAAGTTGTTTGATCCGGGTTGCCGATTTGGTATATTCAAATATCGGGAGAATTGTTTGTTAAAGTGGTGACAGTGTTTTGTCAGTGCATTGTTTTGATTGCACCGATTTTATTCGGATTCCACTGATTGCTCACGTAGGTACCAGTTGAGTAATGCTGAAAGGTAAATGATTGTTATGATGATTGGCATATTCAAATATCGCGATTGTGTTTTATAGAAGTGGTGGCAGTATTTTGTCAGGGAGGTAAATTTTTTATAGTTCAAAAGTTTTAACTTCGTAATACAACCTAAATCGTATGAAAGTCATTTCATTATTGTTGTTGTTTTTATTTGTTTTTAATTTTTCTGACACCCAAGCCCAAGACTGTAATTGCCCGAACGATCTTGGTTTTTCGAGTCCGGGGAAAGCTGATACAGTTTTTCGTCTATCAAACGGAAAATCGATTGCTTTGTGCGGTTATAAGGATACGCAGGTAGCTGAAGGCAGGACGTATTATTCGGAATTTGTGCTGACTGTTTGCGGTGAAAAGAGTGCTATCAAATTTTGGGGCGCCACGCTTGAATGCCAATTAAGGGTTCATAGCGATACTTTGCTTGTTGAAACTATTGACAGCCTTCCCACCGGGAAAAATATGCAATATAAATGGACCGTTTGGACAGTTGAGCGCATTTTTTTCAGGAACGGCAAGGCAACAAAGGATTTAAGGGTTAACAGGCAAATTCCGAAATATAATGAACAGCAGATACAAGCTGTCCTTAATGAATACCGAAAAGCTATAAAAAAAACGGTGAAGCCGACCACGGTTAATAATATAAACATGGAGATGGCCGACAGACTGTTTATGAGCGCTTTATCCGGCAGCAAACAAGCCAGGGCTTATTTCAAGGATTTTTATAAGCATTTTGGGGGCCTTGACGGGGAGTACGCAGAGTGGTACGATGATTTGATAGTGAAATTAAAAGTATGGGATAGTGCAGTCGTATCAAAATGACACAAATCTATTTTATTCCTCAAAACAATTTAACGCCCGCCACACCGTCCGCTCATCGCGGTTGAATTTACCGGCGGCTTCGAGTACTGCCTGGTGCTTGGTGATGGAACGGGTTTTTATTTGAGCATGCACCCATAAATACATTTCGCGATAGATGAAGATTTTATTGGTAATAAAACCGCCTTTATACATAGCAGAGAATATGCCGTTGTCAAACAGCGTATTTGCGAGTTCGATAGTCATATAGATAATTTGATAGGGATTGATTACGTTTTTTGTCGACTGTGAACGGTATTGAAATATTATAAATTGACCCTGTTTACCGTTTGGGCAAGGATATTCTGTTGGTTGTTGATGTCCTTTACGTCGACATATACAGGCGGAAAATTGTTGATCATCTGGTAGGCAATAGTGTTAGCCAGGTTTTTTTGATCGGTAACAGGTTGGTTGTAATAGCGGTTAGCGTTGCCGCCGTCAGTAAAAATGCCGCCGATAGCGTAACCACGTGATGGATTTGATATGGAAAAGTCGCGGCCCCCGTAGGCTACATTGATGGCACTGACGAGGTTGCGTGCCCATGGGTCGCGCATGGCTTCGGAAACAACTACGGCTTCACCCGAACGCAGGTAAGCATTCGTATTATCCGTGCGGCTATAACCGGGCAGTACGGCGCCTTTACCATCGGACTGGAAATATCCACCTTTGGCCATAGCCGGCGGCTTTTGCTTTGCAATTGTGGCTATCTGTACGGCGGTTTGTGCGATTATGCCTGGTATTACCAGCGCACCTAATACACCTGTTTGAGCCTCGGCTTTAGTAATCGCAATTGCCCCGTTGATAATAGCTTGAGCTATAGATGCTTTTTGTTCGGCTTTAAAAGCCTTTAGTTTTACAGCGTCCTCCTGCTTTTTATATTTAGCTTCGATAGCTTGTTTTTGTACAGAGGTAAGGCTGGTGTTACTTAGTTCCTTCGCTTTGTCGCTTTCCAACGATTTTATCTTTGCATCGCTACGCGACTGCAGGCCCTTACTTAGTATCGAAAATGCCGTATCCGAAACTTTTTGGGTAGTTTGGATCTCGAAGTCGGCGCGATCCTGTATAGCTTTTATTTCTTCGGCCGTTCGTTGTTTGATGTAAGGAGTTACAATATCCTTAGCTACAACAGGGATTTCCGCAAGCTTGTTTTCGATGTCTTTTATGCCCATTGAACTTGCGACCAACTCTTTTTGTGCTTCCTGCGTTTTTGTGGCATCTTGTTTTACATAGGAATCGATGATATTTGAAATATTAGATCGATGTTCAGATTCAAGTTTTTCAACCTCGGCATGATATTGTTCCAGGCTGATATATTTATCATTTAATAGTTTATCTAATCTTTGTTTTTCATCGTTGTAATGTTGATTCTCCTCAACTGCTTGTTTTGCATAGGCATCATTCGTTGCTTGCAACCGCTTTATTAAAGCTTCCTGCTGTTTTTTTGTAACAATGCCGATGGCCTTAATTTGGTGGGAACTTGCGTTCCGGGTAACACCGACAATTTTTGCACCGTATTTCTCGGTATCTTTGATGATATTTTTTACTAATGCGGCGTTTTGACCGTCGAGGAGTTTTGAATCAGTTTTAATGTCAGCTATTTGTTTGTTTAGTTCACCTATTTTACTTTTTATGTTATCGAGGTTGCTCGTATATTCAACTACGTTATTGTCAATACCGTCACGCCCGGATCCATCGTAACTACCACGGTCCTTCAGATATTTTTTATATGCTGCCTGTGTCAGATCAAGTTCCCGCTGATATTCTTTTAATTGCGCGGTAACTTTAGTGGTAGTGGTGTCATTACCTAATTGCCGCTGACTGTTTTTTACCATAATATTTTCGGCAGCGCGGGCCCTGGACGAAGCTATAATTGATGCAGCCAAATTATTATATGCATTTGAAGCCTTTCCAGTCATTATGCTCTCATCGGATAAGTTTTTAAAGTAATCCGGATATTGGGTTTTTAGTTCAGAAACTATTGCTTTCCGCTGCCGCAATGATAAATTCTGATCTTGTGTGGCCGTGTAAAGGATTTTGAGGTGAACCAACTCTTCTTGTGCATTGGCATTTCCTTCGTCCTTTGCGTGGTTTACCGCTTCCATTATAATTTTGTTGTCTTTAAGAGTTTTATTAAAAGCAGAAAGCGTCGTTTCGCCCTGGATAAGCTTTCCAATCCAGTCTGCTATTGCTGAACCATACGTTACTATTACCGATAACGCTGCAGCAATAGCTGTTACCCATCCCCCGGTGACAAGTTCTGTAGCTTCGACGGCTTCATTTAGTGTTGAAAAAGTCTCCGCCAGTTCCACCACTTGCTTTTTATTCTTTTCACCGGTTGAGCTAAATTCCTTATTTTGCTTAGTTAAGTCAACGATTGAATCTGTGTATTTTGATATCTCCTTATCAAGGGAATTGATATTTTTTGAAAGATCACCAATAGGTTTGCCCAGGTTCGTAATGGATGTACGCAAGTTATCAAACGATACTTTATATTGGTCGACTTGCCGTTGTGCATCGGTGTTTACCTGTACATCTATGGATATTTTTTTAGATATGTCGTATGCCATAATTTAATTTGATTGTTGATTTGAAGTGATTCTGTTTTTTGGAAAAAGGAGTGTAAATAGATGTTTATATGCTAACCGGCCTAATTGTTCATTTTTTTGGGCATGTGAAAAATATTAGCCAGTTTTACATGCAACACAAATTAAAACAACTGACAGCCTTATGAAAAAGATCGCTTTGTTTCTATCATTATTAACAGCGATTGGATGTAGTCATCCGAAGCCTGAAGAAAAATCTACTGAAAGCATATCAAATGAAGCTGTTAAAGAAGCTGTAAGATCAGAAGATACGTTGCAATCAATCATTAATGCCAATATTCGAAAGCAGCCTTTAATCGATACTATTTTTCTTGGGTTTACTTTTAATATGACAAAAAAGGAGATGATGGCGCATTTTAACCATCTAATAAAAGAGAAAAAGTTAGTTTTCAATGAAGAAGATCAGCGATATGAATATCTGCTTGCATTAGGTTTGACGAAAGCTTATGCCAGTATTGCTCCTGAATTCCAAAACAATAAGCTATATAAGTTGACCTTAATTGTCGCTCCGGCTGATAATATTACAACCGAAGAACTGGTTTATCAGCAAACGGCTCTTTTGTATATGAAAAAATATACGGGTTTTGATATTTTCAGGGAACCTGATCTGATAAATACAAGTGACATGCAATATCACTGGATAAAAAATAATTTACATATTTATCAACACAAAAATGTTGAAGGTACTATTGTAAGTTACATCAATATGCCTGTGGAGCAATCACTTAATAAAAAGGGAAAAATTGATGCCGACAGTGCAAAATTAAGCACCCAAAAAGATATTTGATTTTGGTTTAGCAGTTAAGACAATCGAACTCAGTAAGAGAAATAGATTTAGTATACGGATCAAATTTATTGAGGAGCGTTGGCCTGTTCCGCTACATTACTATCCTGAAACGTAAGCATGATAACATATGCATCAGGTACGATTTTGATTTGAATAGCGTTACTTTTGTCGACCCAAAGAGTTTCAACATCGGCATTGCCGGTTCTTATCGCTTCAGCCTCATTTCCGTCACCATCGGTATAAGGTGACTTAAAATCCCGTGTAGATTTACCTTCTCCGTAAACTTTATTCAGGCTATTTACAATATCGTTATAATAGGAAATGGTTTTTGCTCCGGTGTCAACACGAAAAATGAAACCTATTTCATAAACTTTTCCGTGAAACAGCTTTACCGCAGCCAGTTCAGACGTAAAATGTTCAAATCTTACATTTGTAAAATGTAATGATTTAGGGTAATTACTACCAGCAATATCGAATTTTCCACCCCTTGCAGTTATTATATTTTTAGCTTTTAAGCCAACATCGCCAAACTTTATTCCTATTGCACCGTCAATTGGCTTAATGGTTTGTGTGAAACCGAGTAGTGGTAATAAAAATAATAATGTGGTAAATAATCTTCTTTTCATTTGGTTAGGATTTAGGTTGCTAATTTTTTTAGTAAAAATAAAAATTAAAATGATTGCTTGCAAATTTTTTTGATTTTTATCTAAGCTTCGTTAATCCAACCCCTCAATGAAGTTATTTACACGCACTTAGATTCGGGCCAAAGGCAACGACTTTAGACTTATCCCAGCTTCACCAATTCCACTTTGCATGGCTGGCCCTTCCGCCAGGCGTCGATCTTGTTAATATAGTAATATGCACCATCTTGCTGCAGGTATACGGGTATCATCAAATCCAGTTCTAAAATGTCGCGGGGTGCCAGCATAATATATCTGATCACCTTTTTGGTTTGTTTTAATACTTTTTCCAGTTCGGGATAATACTTTGTTTTTAGACCGGGTAGTTTCTGACCGTTTGCAGACCGCATGTCGCCAAAACACAAATTGAATTCGCCATCAGGTTTGTAAAAGTAAGGAGTGGATATCCAGTCGTTGACAACGATGTTATTTGCCTGGTTGCCATCGGTAAATGTTACGGATTTGCCGATGCTCATCAGGTTGAATTTCTGATCGACCAGGATGCGCGGTTGAGTACTTAATGAAAAATCGTTCTCATCGCTTTTGGGGTCCTTCTTCAGTATCTGGCCTATTGAACCGCCATAAAATGGCCTGTTCAGCGTGGCGGCAAACTGGCTTTGGAACAGATCGGTCGAAGCGGGTAACGTGGTATCACCAATGCTGATCTGCGAATCGGCAAAGCCTTTTGGCAGTACACCATCATCATCCTTATACTTCATATTGTTGACCTGGGCGTAGTTTCCCAATTTAAAGGATACCTGTTTGCCCTGGTCGACACATTTGGCTGTCCAGTCTTTGGCTAATGGGATATTATTAACTATGTCACGTAACGAATTGAAATGTATTGTGCGGTTGGCGTTATCGGTTTGGCAGATAACTCCGAACTTTTGCAAAATGTCTTTTAGCAGGTCCTTTTGTGAAATATCCGGAAAAATACGTTCGCACTGAATTTGTTGCCCGTATTGCACGCCCTGGGCCTTATTTTGAATGTTGAATGTAGCACCGCTGTGCAGGGTAAATGTAGCGCCGGTGTAGCCCAAAAATTCGTAGGTTATCCGGATTCCCTGACCCGGCTGCAGAACCTGGTCGAATGAAACCGTTTGATTATTGAGAACGATGGTGGTTAAATTGCCCCGATCGGCATAGTCGACTATTGTTTCGGCAAGCTTCTCGCCTTCAGAATCGGACATTCCGGTGTTGTTATATAAACGTATCTGTATGGCTATTTTAGACGAATAGTCATGACTTCGGGATGGATTTGTGGCCGATAAAGAAATTCCGAAAGCAACAGAAGCTGTTACACTGGTGATTTCGGAAACAAAGTATCCGTTATGAGCGGCATCGTAATAATGGCTGGTATCTGAAACGATAAGGCTGAAGGGGATAGCGCCAATATTGTTAGCTGTAGTTGGGTGCGACCTGCTGAAATTCTGCCCGGTTTGTACCGTTACACTTTTATAGGTTACGTTGTTTTGAACATCCGTGCCGTGGTCGAACGAATCATTAGCGAACTGGCATATTAGTTTGGGATATATGGGGTCCTGTAACAGTGAACCCGATCCTTTGTATCCGGCGGATTTAAGCAGCAGGCCGATTGCTGTTTTTATAAAAAAGCCAGGGCGCTGATACTGCACATCGATAGGCGTGGCATAATCAGAGTTGCTGATGAGGCCATAATCAACTACCGGCCATATCCAGCCATCGGTTTTTGTTTGGGATGTTGCCATGTTATGCACATTCCATATATGGTCGTAAGGCTGCCAGGCCAGTGTTTTGCCATAATTTGTCCATTGACTGGTGCTATCGCCCATATCGTACAATTTGCCATCAATAGCGTCGAAAAAATCGACATTGCCGGATAACAGAGTAATGTTTGCATTATTCTGTTCGATATTGGTGAGTTCGGCCAGGCCATAAGGAATGATCTCTAAACCGTCTTGTATTAATTTGGCCGGGTATTGTTGATAAGGGGCGTCAGTTGTGAAAGCAATGTCGTCTGGAAAACCCAATATTCGCCTGTTACGCTGAGTTAGCGGTAATTTGAACTGGTTACTGGTGTTGCCCTGCTGATTTTGTACCTCGGCCAGGTTGTTGATCTGGAAGGTTAGCGCGATAGGGGCATCGTCGTTCAGGTCGACGAGCTGATCGTTGATATATAGTTGGAGTTGGTTCATGGTTCGTCATTGGTTCATTGGTCATTAGCATCAGCGGGCAAAAACTTATGATGCCAATTAGTTGGACCTATAAAAATCACTGCGTTTGTATATTGATGGATGGCATATTGAAAGTAATGCTGAAAGGTGCTTGCCCGTTTAACGTTTCGTACTCGCTATAGGTGGCTGTGTTGATGACGATGGTTTGCCATTTTACCGGATTTTTGTTGACGAGCATTTGAACTTTGGGTGAGTACTTTATTGATTGCAGGCCTTTGATATCACTGACAGATAGGTCCTCGGCCATTACTTTTATTTTTTGCCCGGCATCTTTTCCTATTACTTCCTCAATGCCCTGTTGGCTTTCCCAGTCGGAAACGAAGTTTTTGATGATGGTGGCATTTTGTACATCGAGCGAAACTTCCTGGTTGTAAACAAAACGATAGTAATTCCATGATCCGGTTAGTCCAATCCAGCGCAGGTAAACCGAATTTTCGTCTACAGCGTCATCAATGCGAATGGTTTGCGTTTGGGTAATGGCGTGGGCGATATCATCTTCATCGTTATATTTCAAGATAATTGTAAAGTAAAAAGCCTCTGGCGGAAATGACGAATTGATCAATAGCCTGTTAAGTCCAAGTTGTGCAGGCAGTGTGGTATCGGACTGTAGTTGCCCGGCGATAATAAATTTACTACCGTCCTGGTTGAGCAGCCACGATCCATCTTCGTTCAGTAAATCAGTTGACTGTGCATCGCCGGTAAGCGGGTTCCGGTTAATATCCAGCGGGATGATCTCGCAATACACATCGCGGCCTAGCAGATATTCGCTATAAATAAACCCTATGTCAAAGGGGTAACCGGCGGAAAGCGCGGGCTCTTCGAAATCGGTTATCCATTTTGCCAATGAGGAACCTTCCGTCACAGTACCAAACGGGACATAAGCTGCCAGGTTTCCGCCATATTTTTGTCCCAATTGTTTGGCTGCGTATACCACGTAGTACGGATCGGCAATAGTTATAAAATCGGATGTATATCCGTCTGTCGTACCATCGTCCCAGCCTTCGGCATATTGAATTTGGAAGCTTGCGCTTAAATTGCTGTCGCGATAATTGACCTGGGTATAGTCGCTGTCGTCTTTTGGTCGCAGCAGGCTTTGCAAAAAGTTCGAAAAGTCAGCCTTTACCAGGCCCGTATTGTCGGGCCGGTTGGTGGCGGTGATTGTTTGCTGCTGGCCAGAAAATGCATCGTAATAGGTTATTTTGGTGGTGACCTTGTAATAAGGGCGGAGTCGGTTAATATTGATGAAGCCTGTGGCATCGCCGGTAAAAGCCGCATCGATCAGCAAACTATTGTTACCGGAAATACTGTTGACTTTAAAAATGCCCTGGTAGCCGCCAGCGTTTATATATACCATATCGCCCGGTGATAGGGTATAGCCAGTTGCCGGATCGGACAGGGCCGCATTGACCGATACGAGCGCCTTACCACTCGGGGTATCGGGCGAAACGTTGTTCACTTCAAAATCTTTGCGTTGATAAGTGAAGAAAATTGGATTAAAGGCCGCGTTCCATCTCGATATGTTTCCATTGCCAGGGTCAACGGATGGGTCCGACACCAGCAGATTGCTCAACACGGGAATAGTAACTGAACGGGTAGCCGTGCAGCCTGCTGTATTGGCGTCTTTTACATCGAATTGATGCAACCCGCCGGTTAAGCCGCCAAATGTCGGCGATAACTGCCAGGTGGCGCCGGCATCGCTACTGTATTGAATGGGGAGGTAACTGGATGTGGCGGTAAGTGTCACTTGCGCATCGAGCGAGCCCGGTGATGATTCGGGCTTGTCTACTGAAATATAATCCAGTACGAGGTCGCACCGGTTGACCGGCGGATCGGGGTCGGGAGCAGCTCTTACCGTGCCCGCCTGGAACTTAGTAAAAAAGAACGGGTCGCTGTCGCTCAATTCACCGTAATAAATTAATTGGGACTGACCGGCAATGCTGACGGAATTTTCGGTGACCGTTCCGTTGATATTCATATCATAGGCCACGGTAACGTTGTTGCCGTTGACAAGTTGACCGGTTGCAGCATCCCGGAGTTCAATAAAGACGGGGCCACTTACCTGTGTGCCGGTGACAGTTGCGGGGCCGTATGCTATTCTTGCTAAAATGGGCATTGGGTATATTTGTTAATTCTTTTGATTGGATTAGATTATGTTGGATCGGTTGTATTTATTTAGTCAAGGTCAACTGCTTCTGCAATTAGTTGAGCGAGCGTATCGGCGATATTTTCGGCTACCGGCGTTAGACGCAGGTTGATGTTCTCGTCACTTAATGGTTCGGATAGTAAGCCGGGAACGCCTTTAAAGCCGTGTTTGTCGATTGACTTTTTAATGGCCCATGCTGCTTTGTTGGGAATACCTTTGGCCTGGCACCATTGTTTGATACGTTCGATCATGGGTGGATCGCCTGTAGCGGCATTAGTGCCGGTTGGCCGGCGCCCCGTCTCCAAAGCTTCTATGTAAGCTGGCAGATTTAGTTGAGATCCATTTCCATCACTCGTTATTGTAATCTGTTGCGAAGTTTGCCCTGTTGCATATCTCCCTTTTGCCTGCATGGCGTGGATGATGTCGGCTTTTAGAGATTCGAGAAGAGCGGTTAGGTCATTGGTCATAGGGTATCTGGCATTAGGTTATTAGTATGTTGGCTTAAGGCTAACTACTATCTTTAAAAAGACTCATAGTACATGGTAGATAAAGTAATGGTGAGGTTTACGCCCGTAGAGTTAACATCGAATTTGTTGTAAACAGGCAGGCATTTGGCCTTGTCGCCCGCTTTTATTTTGAAATAACGGCCATCAGCTTCACGGTAGGTGGAGGCTTTGACGATGAATTCATTGGACATACGGAGTGCTTGATTTACATATATCTCATTATCAGAGGTATACTGATCGAAGTCTGTTTTGTACAGGAATTCCAGGTAAATTGAGAAACTATTGTCTACCGAACCGTTTATTTGCGGTGAAATCTCGATAGGCTGCAGGGGGTACATAAAAACGCAAGGAAATGAGGCGTCGTCGGCAAGTTGGTTGATCTCGTTGACAGTACCGTAAATAAAGGTAGGTTGTTCGCTAAGCAATTGTGTTATTGCTTCAATTTGGTTACGGATGGGCATGGGTGGTGATTAGTGATTTGTGACTGGTGATTAGTTGATTGGTTATCAGAGGTCGGGGTATTAAAAAGTGGTTTATAGAAAAAACACTCCCGGCCCGGACATTTCAGGGTTATATAAAAAGCAACGAAAGAAACTATTTCTGTGCGTTGAGCAAGTCGGTGTACCTGCGCTGGTATTCGGCTTCGGTTTTATTTAACAGCAGTTTGGTGAACATGCGCTCGTAAGGCAGGTTTAGAATATCCGCCCATTTAGTCACATCGCCACCGGCGAGGGAATTGACAGTGTTTATGTATTTAAACTTTTCAAACGCCTGGATACCTGCTTTTTTCTCCAGTACAGTCGGAACCGTTGCGAGAAGGCGATCTTCTGTTTCAATAAGTTGGGATAAGAGGTAAAAAAATGGCGGGCTATGGGCAGCGCCTCCGTGACCCTTAGTTTTTTTACTTCCTCACAAAATTCTTCGGCCTCGTATTCGTCATATCTTTTGCCGGTAACGCGGCAAAAGAAATAATGCGCCAGCACAGAGCAGCATGCTTTCAGCGAGGGTTGAAAATGTTCCCGCCAGTCTTCGTCGCCGTAAAGACTAATGTGCTCGTTTATTTCGTCGGCAATAATATCACGTGCAGCCAGGAATGCGCCTGCGGGCTCGACAGAAAGATTACGGATAACATTTACAACTACCTTTTTCTGGTCGATAGTAAAGGTTATTCTTGACGGGATAAGATCGCTGTCATACAAATATTTTATCTGGTTGGATAATGCCATCACATAGTTGCCAAATACAAGGAAGTCTTCAAAGTTCCTTACAGAATTGAGTTCTTCCTTCGCCACGCCCGAAAGAATACTTATGGCATCCAGGTCGTCCAGATAATGCTTTTCCTGCATGGCCATCATTTGACCCAGTGTCAGTTCGTTGAGCACAGTAGGTATGCGCACCAATATTTTACCATCGGTGGTTTTGAGTGTTTTTTCTATCATAAAGCCCCCTTCCCCAAAGGGAGGTTTTAAAGTATAATGGTTTGTTTAGTTACGTGGTTAGCATGTCTTTGATCATGTTGCCTGCGGAAGACGGAGATACAGACGGCAATATGGTTTTAGACCGACCCAAGTTACTGATTTTTAATTTATTTAATGCAATATATCGTAACGGATCAATTAAATGGTTGCAGGTATCAACTGGTTCGTTAATAACGCGGCCGGAGTGCTCGGTTTTCCATTTATACCTGCTTAATTCGTTGCGAAGATTAGTGCTTCCCCGGGTGATGTTCAGTTTGTATCTCCTTAGTATATCAATGGAGTTTTTTACGCTGTCGCGGCCCTTCCTGGCCGGCGATATATGCCAGCCCAGCCGCCTTAATTCTTCTATCGATTTCGGTTCAGCACTATCTGCTATGATATCTGCACTTTTTCTAAGTCCGGTTTCAGTAAGTTTCTTAGCAATATCGGTATTGGTAAGCCCTTTTTCATATAAAAGCTCGTTTATCCATAGTTCGCCATTTTGCTTATACACCTCTATGCAGCCTGTTTCGTCGTTGGAGAAACCAAAGTCAAGCCCCGCGGCGATAAACCTGGCGCCCGTGGGTATGGTTTCGCAAATGTGCCAGTTGTCAAATACCAGCCCCTTAACCCGGCCCGTCATGCCACGGGCATATACGCGCCAGCGCTTTTCATCTTTTTCTTTCAGCGATTCGATCTTGTCCCTTACCGTTTGCCCGATAAAAGGATTATGGCGATGATCAGAAATAATGAGCTGAACGCCCGGGCCGCCCAGCAAATTGTCGTGTACCCAAAATGCTGAATTAGGGTTGTAATCGATGTATATCCGTTTCCTGGTGCGCAATGCCAGTTCGCTGTATATTTCCCAGTTTATACCATTTGCTTCATTCACAAAAAGGTAGTCGCGTTTACCTGATTTGGCGTCCTGGGCGTCGGCGTAGCTTTTAAATTCGATTATGGTGCCGTTATAAAACTTAAATATGCGATCGGATTTATTATAAGCCCGTATTTTTTTTGCCAGTTGAACCGAACCCGAATAAATGCCAAGCGCATCGCGCAGCACACCCGATTTAAGATGAGGGATATCCTGCCCGGTTATGGTGATCACCTGGTTGGATCGTTGAGCGGCCAGGCAAAAAAGTACCTGCAGAATAGCATAGGTTTTGCCCGAGTTGGTACCACCCTGGTTAACAATAGTATGTGCGCCGGTATAATAGTTTTCGATAAATACTGCAGAGGCCTTCCATCCCAGGTGCATATTGATTTTATTATTTGATTTAACTAATTTTATTACGCCAACAATCTTTAATTAGATGATACGTAAATTTTATTTTCTATTCCTGGCAATATCAGTTCCGATCTGCATGGCTTCGTGCGGGAAGAATGCCACACCCGGCCCGTCGCAGACAAACCTTATTGTAGGCAAGTGGACTCTTCAACAAGAGAAATATGTGCAATTTATTGATGCGATTGAGCGACAGAATGTTACGATAAATACATCGGCTAACAATGTAGCCACCGTGCAGTTCAACAAAGACGGCACCTTTGCCAGCGCGAGCGCTTATACATCAGATCCGTCAACAAACCTTGGTGCCGGGCTTACCAGTGAATCGGCAACTACGCATGGTACTTACAGCTTCAGTAATAACTCGTTTCAGATGTCGGCGCCCTATGTCACCGGGTTGGCAGACGGGACAGCCGGTTCCTACGGTTTTACAGGCAATGTGGCTATTCCAACCTATGCTGCTGTATCAAACTCGGTAGTGATAAATGAGCTGACAGCCAACAGCCTAAAATTACATATCGAAGTTGTTTATACGTTAACGACTAACAACGTAGTGCAGACCTATAAAACCATAGGCGATTATAGCTACAACAAGTAATTTTATTACAGGACTATGTCTTTTTCTGAGGCGGCAAGTTTGGGGCCATTCTCAAAAATCTCTATTTTAAGCGTGTCGTCAGTTTTGTCCTGCGATTTTCCGGCGCTCTTTTCGCTATGCCCCATGGCTTTCAGTGCATATATGGCGCCGGTGGACGAGTGCAGCCTTGACTCGTAGATGGCCTCGATATATAAGCGGGCACGTTTTAGACGCGAGGCAAACTTGCCTTTGGCTTCGCGGGCTTCAAATTCTGCGAGGCTGTTAAAGCCAAGGTAGAATGCCAGGCCTGATAATGTTGGCGGGCCGGATGGTGCAATGGTATTATGGTTTGCTTTCTTTTCTTCTGCCGACGGGCTGCCACCGGCATAGCTGAAGTAACAAAGGATCAGGTCATCTAATTCCCTGGCCGATTTGAAAGGTCGTTTATAGCTCAT